TCGATTAAGCCACAAGCTGGAGATCTTTATATATTCCCTTCTACATATCTGTTTTCTCACGTAGCCGAGCCAGTAACAGAAGGAAGAAAATATTCAATTGTAACAATGCTAGACTATAACGATCATGCCCACTGCCAAGAGTTTATGCAGATGAGGGCAGAAAGAGTTGAACGTGAAAAACATAAAGGTATACAAAACTAGAGAAGGGTACGCTCAAGTATCCCCATTAAATGCAAAAAGATCTTGGATGGACGAGACCTATGAATCTCACGCATACAAATGCTTTCCAGTTGGATTAACTAATCAATTAGGATGGGGTATATCTTTTCCTGAAGACATTACTTTTGTTTGGGATGGAATTTCTGACTCTACCCCGAATCATGTTAAAGTTATTTCTGGCGAAAAATATGTTTACACAGGTAGAGCAAACGCAACAATTAGTTTTAATACTGGCCTAATGTTTGTAACTGAAAAAAATCAGACACTACTCTCAATGCCAGTCCCAAATCAGTTTATAGATGGGGCTGTTCCATTTACAACGCTTATATCGACATCATTTTTTAGGGGAGACCTACCAGTGGCTTGGAGAATAACCAGGCCAAATGTAGAAATAACAATAAAAGCAAATACCCCTATCATATCTATAATCCCAATAGATTTGGAAGATATGCAAAATTCAGAAATGTTTCTGTCTCCAATAAATGAAATAAATAAGCTAGAGTTTTTAGATGAAGCCTACGCAGAAGCAGTAGGGGCTGCAAATGCAGCTGGCAACTGGTCTAATTTTTATAGAGATGCCACAGACCATAAAGGTAAAAAAATGGGAGAGCATCAAGTAAAGGCAATCAGATTAAAGGGTGGCTCCGAGTAAATGATTAATGGTAGAATATATATTATAGGGAATAGGTAAAATGAAACCAGCAAACGCAGACATGAAATTACACGCTCCAAAATCAATAACCCCTTCTGGATTTTATGGAAATTCTTCTGACAATATAGTAGAGTTAGAAAACTTCCTGACACCAGAAGAAAGAGAACGACTAATAAATTTTGCTTTAACTAATAAAATATGGGATCACACAGAGACTCATGTTGATGAAGATGGCCTAGTGCTGTATGATGCCAATATATGGAAAGATAGAGTTTGCACATACTTTTCTTTAATGGAATCAGACCCAACAATACTTGATTTAATTAATAGTATGATTGCAAGACTTAAAGTAGAAGTTGATAAGTTTTTTGACGTAGACGCAAAAGAAACAGGCCCAGCAATTGTAAGATGGCCAGTTGGAGCAAGACAAGAACCACACGCAGATAAAGAATTCCATACTGGAATTGAAAGAGGAAGGGCTAACGATTTCCCTCACTACGATCTAGCAGGTCTATTTTATTTTAACGATGACTATGAAGGCGGAGAACTGTATTTCCCACAACACGGTATAGAGTTTAAGCCAAAAGCAGGGGCAGCATATTTTTTCCCTGGAGACATGTATTACACACACGGAGTAAGACCAGTAAAGTCTGGCAATAGATTTACATCTCCATTTTTTTGGACGATTATGAGACACACAGGAGAAAGACAGCCATGAGCAATTTAGAATATGTAGAATTATATCCAAGAGTAGACGTTTACAGAAATGTTTTGTCTGATCCGCAGAAGCTTTATGAAACAATGAAAAAGTCTGAGCAGACCTCAGAAGGAAAACATTATTTGAGATCGTGGGATCCTTGGGCTCATTTTGGAACTTACTCACAAATAAAAGATCCTGCCGAAACAAAAGATATTGCTGAAGATGCAATGTTTATTGAAGAAAAAGATTTTGCTCGTCAAGTACAAGAAGCGTACGATCTAGTTTTGAACGATTATATTAAAAGACATGAAATAGAACTTAAGCCAGGATGGCATTTTAGCGGATGCTCTTTTTCTAAATACAGAGATCAGATAGATGTCATGAATAACAAAATGACAATGCAATATCACACTGATTTTATTATATCTGAAAGAGATATGCCTGGTTCAAAATTTCAATTGACCTGTACCATGTACATAAACGATGACTATCAAGGTGGAGACATCGAATTTTTTGTTGATGGTAATTTAGTTAATCATAAGCCGCAAGCGGGAGACATTCTTGTCTTCCCGTCAGACGCACCATATTTTCATGGAGTAAAGACTATTCATGGTGGAGAAAAGTTCTTTGTTAGAAACTTTGTAATGTATCCTTACGACGGACACCCTGACTGGCTTGCAAAGCAAAAGCAAATGGGTGCAGCAAACTGGATGAAAAAAGAATTTAAAAGATTAGAGCACGATAATCCTAGAAATATGAGATATCTGCAGGACGGAATTCCAACAGAGTATGATGATCTGATTGGAAATAAAGATGGCCCAGACGAGGCAACACAATGAAGCTAACAAAGTTAACAGAAGACATTTATCTTTATGAAGAGTATATAACAAAAGAAGAGTGCTCATCAGTCATTGGGCTGTTAAATAAGCTTGAGCAAAATGAAGAAGGCTACTGGAAAGGAATATCTTTCTATGAGTCATCCTCTGCAAGATATCCGTATGATGGGGAGCCTATCTTGCAAGAGTTTAATCTTAGCCCAACTTGGTTTACTGATTTAAAAAATCGCTTTAGACAATCGGCTGCAGATGTGGCAAATAAATCATTTGAAGATATGTCACAAATTAGCTTCCACGTTCAGAGATGGCTCCCAGGAGCATTTGCACCCAAGCACTCAGACAATAGCGATCACGAAGGAAATATGGGTGCATTTACAAGAAGTAGATACGCTGGGTTCCTTTATTTAAATGACGACTTTGAAGGCGGTACTTTAAAGTTTGATGCAAAGCACGGAGAGCTTCCTTTGGAAATTGTTCCAAAAGCTGGTTCATTTTTAATATTCCACGGTGGCCACAAGAACATGCACGAAGTTACAGTTGTTAAAAAAGCTGCAAGATATACACTTGGATCTTTTTGGGACGACAGAGAAGAATCAGACTACCCAGAAGATGTAAGAGCCGCTTGGGCAGCAGAGTTGGCTGGAGTAAGAGAAATGCAAAAGGGCGAGCAAGAAGGATGGAAAGATATAAGAGACAGAGGTCTAAGACTATCCCCAGACGGAGCCACAATACCTGCATCAGAAGTAGAGGGAAATTAATGAGTAGCCAAGACTTCAATCCAGAAGATATGTATCATATGTTTATATTAAAACAGTTATCGAGCAACATTTGGTATTTTAAAAATGTTATCAGCTATCCAAAAGAATTGCTAGAGTTTATTAATGAAGTCGACCTTGATGAAAGAAGCCACGGCGTCATATCTAAATGGAGTCCTTGGATAGCAAGCAACAACCCAGAAGTTGTATACGGCGAAAACAAAAATATAATAACAAAGAATGTTAAAAATAAAATTGACAATGGAAGACTAGATCAAAAAATACTATACATTAAGAATAGCCTTGAGATGGCATTTGAGATGTGTCTAAATCAATACCTGTCCAATCACAATCTAGATCCATCAAAGTATACATTAATGACAGACGAGATTCCAGTAAGAAGATGGACAGGGCCAGGAATGGGACCTCATTGCGATAACTATGACGGAGATAGCGACCTTGCATTTTCTATGATATCTTATCTAAACTCAGATTATGAGGGTGGGGAAATTGAGTTTCCAAATCACGGCATATCAATAAAACCAGAAGAAGGAAGCCTTCTTATTTTCCCAAGCCACGAACCATACTTACATAAAGTTAATGATGTAAGATCTGGAGATAGATACACTTCACATCTGTCTGTGTATAATAGCAAGGTGGTATAATTAAAAAATGGCAACTACAGGCGTTAATGGATGGCGTTTCCCAACCTACACAGACTCACCAGATGTACCTAGAGATTTAGGTGCCCTGGGTACAGACATTGCTGCATTTATTGCAGCTAACCCTGGACCACAAGGACCAGCTGGTCCATCAAACGTAATAACAGTTGCTGCGACAAATACAATTAATCCTGGACAAAGTGCCTCAGTAACAATTAGCGGAACAGCCCCATCTCAATCATTAACATTTAATATCCCAAGAGGCGTAGACGGTGTTCTTGGAGGCCCAGGACCAGCAAACGTATTAAGTGTTGGAACCGTAGCAGCAGGTAATGCTGGTACACAGCCAATTGTAACAATAACTGGAACCGCTCCTTCACAAACAATTAATTTTACGATTCCTCGTGGAGACACGGGGCTAACTGGCGAAACAGGATTACCAGGGGCTACTGGACCTAAAGGTGATGCGGCAGCAACGATAACAGTTTCTCCAACAGTTACAACGTCAGCTGCAGGAACTAATGCGGTAGTAACAAATTCTGGAACATCAAGCGATGTTGTTTTAAACTTTACAATACCCCGTGGTGCTGACGGTGCAGCGGGAGCAACTGGACCAGCAGGACCAGCTGGAACAAATGCAAACATAGATCCTATTGCTACAAGAATTTCATTAAATTACGCAGCGACAGATATTTCCCCAGTAGGAGTAAATTCAAACTGGTTTCCTTTAACCACAAATCTTTATTCGTTAGGTCTAATGGGCCCATTGAATCCACCTGGAGACCAGCGCACAACAAGAGGCTGGAAGAACATATATTTAAATTCCGCAGCCACAGTGATATCTGATGCACGAACAAAAGAAAACATAATAACGTCAGACCTCGGTTTAGATTTTATAAACAATCTTCATCCAGTTAAGTATAATAAGATAGAGGGAAATAGAACGCATTATGGCTTAATCGCACAAGAAGTTAAATCTGTATTAGATGCTGCTGGCGTTGCAGACTTTGGCGGATGGGTAATATCGGATGTCGCTGACCCAGAGGGCCAGCAAGCATTAAGATATGAAGAATTTATTTCGCCATTAATTAAAGCGGTACAAGAACTTACAGCGAGAGTAAAAGCAATAGAAGAGGCGTAAGACATGTCATACAAATATACAGTCTTACAAGATAAGCCAACGTCATTTTACCTTTTGGATGAAGTAAGATCAGGCACCGTAGGTTCATATGACAGCATGAGATCAATATTTGCAACATACGCAGATCTTAGAGACAATGGAGTTTCCTACTCAGCTTTGAGCGGTTTGCCAATGTATGATTACTCTGGCAATGGGCTTAACGGATACGCTATAAACTCTTCTAATTTAGAGTTGATGCCATTAATTTCAGGAGGAGTCAGAGGAACAACAATACTTTCTGACACTGTATTAAATTTTAATTCAGAAGGAATAGCAACAAAATACTATGCGGATGATTCCTTTACAATAGAGGCCTGGTGCCTAATATCCGACTCAAGCTCTCTAATTAAAATTGTTGGAGACAGCAGAACAGTTGGTAGTCAGGTTCAAAACATAGGTCTGTTTCATAAAAATAGCAACATTATGTTTATAGTCGGAGACTACATAGCAGAGTATCCAGTAACAACCACAGAGTCTTTACATATAGCTGGATGTTTCGATGGGGAATCTATATCTTTATATGTTAATGGAGAAATGGTTGATAAAGTTTCTGTAGATAAATATAGATTTACCAATACCTCTGTTTTTTTTCAAACAGGACCATCTCCAGAATTAATGATTATTGATTGTGTAGCATTTTATAAGTTTAGCCTGCCAGCACAAAATATCAAAAAACATTATGAAGAAGGCATTAATGAATTAAGTATCTCTCAAATTGTAAACACAAGCGGTGGACGCCTATTTAGTATGAATGTCAACCCAATAAAACCTAAATTTCAATACTCATACCCTTTATCTAAATCTTGGGATTCTGTAATTGGAGACGGGATTTCAATATCGGATGACAAGTCTTATATATATATTAAAGAAACAGAAGTTGCAGGCACCGCATCATATTCTTTTACTGATTATTTCAATGTTCCAAAATTCTTAGGTATAGACACATCTCAGATATACTGGTCTGAAGATGTAAAAGGCATTTTGGTTGAAGTAAGTAAAGATAATGAGTCATGGCTAACTTGTACAAATGGATCAGCACTTCCATATTTCAATAAAAATCAAAATCAAACATCTGATTTTCTTTACATAAGGGTTACCCTAAGCTCCTCAGACACTAGAAAATATTTGCCTGTATTAAGATACATAAACATCATGTTCTTTAAATCTAAAACACTGTACAGCGATAATACTGGATCCTATATAAATTCAGATTATGACTACTCCTTACCAGAGTACAATAGCAGAACTCTTTCTTATAATAAAAATAATGGATTGAAAATGTATAATGGCCACGGATTTAAAATTAATGCTGCCCCACCCACACGCTCAGTAGAAATGATATTTACTCCAGCCCCAGGGCAAAATGTCCTTGTTTCTGCCCCATCAAAAATATACGAGTGGTCTCAGTCTGGGGCAATAACAAAGTCTGGCGTATCCTCCATATATGTTAATGGAATAGACCGAACCTTAGAAACAAATGTCTGGGCTTTTCTGTCGTATAACGTCCCCCATCACATAGTTATTAATTTTTCCTCTGAGGCAACAGGACTTATGTTTAATCAAAATCAGGCAGACACCAAGTCAGGACTAGGGTCTATGTATAACAACTTGGCCCTATACCCAAATCAATTAAATGAGGCTACGGCTGACCTACACTATTTGATGTACACTGGAAATATAATCAATACCGTGTCAGATTCTTTTGTCAGGGTTTTAGAGTCCAGCTCAGGTAATAACAGCACCCCGTTTGTTATTACATCTATCGAGCCGCAGTCAATAATTGTTTAATTTTTGTAATATATTGCACCAAATCTAGACTTTGACACTAATTAATGGTATGATTATGGTCTATGGATATCTTAAATAAAAATACCAGGATTGTTGTAGAGACAACCCTAGGAATCTATGTCTGGGAAATGCCTGATGGCAGATGGATTGGAGATGACGATGGAAATTTTCTTTCGATCACGTCAATCAAAGGAAACAGATCCAGAATCGATGCTCTGGCTAGAGAGGTTCGTTCATACGGTATTCACGAGGGCCAGCCTAAATTTCTTTCTGGAAGAAGAAAGATTAACGACGAAGAGCTTGAAGAGCAAGAACAAAGACTTAGATGGGGACTCCCCCCAGATCCATACGACATAGGAGTTTATAAAGACTCCGTATCAAGAGGCGGTAAAGTACAATGACACGTAATATAGAAGTTTTAGAAGACGACAGCTCTTCCAATACAATTGACATTTCAAATACATCTGATTGGTTTCATTTTCAAAAAGCAGAAGAGTCAGAAGACCCATTTAAAATGGGCTTAGAAGAAATTAAAAAACTTAGAGGACTTGGAACAAACTTTAAGCGCAAAATTAATCGTGATTTTTCAAAGGCTTTTGTAGGAGTCGACAGCGCAGGAACACAACAAAACCTTTTGCAGCAAGCAATTAGCGGATATGCTTTATTTGACCTTGTCGAGCCAACTTATAATTTAGAATATCTTTCAAAAATATATGAAGTTTCAACATACAATTACGCAGCAATTAATGCAAAGGTTTCTAATATTGTTGGTCTAGGATATATGTTTACTGAGACATCAAAAGCAAAAGATGCAATGGATGCCATAACCGATCAAAAGCAGGTCGACAGAGCACGTGCAAAAATTGATAGAATTAAAACACAGCTAGACCGATGGCTTGATGACTGCAACGAAGAGGAGTCATTTACAGAAACCCTCATAAAGGCCTACACGGACCTTGAGGCTACTGGAAACGGCTACATAGAGATTGGACGTACAACTGCTGGAGACATAGGCTACATAGGCCACATACCAGCCAAGACAATGCGTGTACGCAGATTCCGTGATGGATTTATTCAATTGCTTTATGGCAAGGCAGTTTACTTCCGCAATTTTGGAGACCTTGAAACACCAAGCCCAATTGCTGGTCAAGAAGATCGACCAAATGAGATTATACATTTAAAGAAATACACTCCAATGAATAATTACTACGGAGTCCCAGACATTATTGCAGCACAGCAAGCGCTGGCAGGAAATGAATTTGCTGGCAGATACAACTTAGACTACTTTGAAAACAAGGCGGTCCCAAGATATATTATTACAGTAAAGGGAGCAAAACTTTCACCAGAGTCAGAAAGAAAATTGCTTGAGTTTTTCCAGGTTGGACTAAAAGGCAAGAATCATAGATCCTTGTACATACCCCTTCCAGCAGACACACCAGACTCAAAAACAGAATTTAAGATGGAGCCAATTGAAGCAGGAGAGCAAGAGTCTTCATTTAATATTTATCGTAAGTCTAATAGAGATGAAATTCTTTTGGCTCACCGTGTTCCAATTAGCAAGATAGGTATCCCAGAGGGGATTAACCTAGCAGCTGCCAGAGATGCGGACAAGACATTTAAAGAGCAGGTTTGTCGACCTTCACAGGATAGACTTGAGAAGAAATTAAATTATTTAATTGCAGAAAAGACAGATGTTGTACAATTAAAATTCAACGAGCTTAGTCTTACTGATGAAGAGACCCAAAGCCGTATTGATGAAATTTATTTAAGAATGCAGGTAATAACTCCAAACGAAGTTCGTATTAGAAAGAATATGACAACGGTTGACGGCGGGGACGAAATGGTAGATTTAAAGCCACAGCAGGTGGCTGACCAGAAAGCAAAAGCCACTGGAAATAAAAAGCGAGATCAGCAAAGATCAGCCAATGCCCCAGATAAAAGCGGAGAGGCCAGAAACCCCAAGGGCGATGGTCCAAAAGTCAAATAAGTTTAATCAACTGTTATTTGCGTTATAGTAGATAAACCACTAAAATTAAGCATATGAACATTGAAAAAGGCCATTGGTCTAGTAATGGCGAAAATCTACATTTGTCGATTCCGTTTACTAAGGTCAATCGAGAAAATAGAACTGTATCTGGTTTTGCAACATTAGACAATGTTGACCAGACAGGCGATGTAGTCACAGCAGAAGCAAGCGTAAAAGCTTTTGAAAACTTCAGAGGAAATCTCCGTGAGATGCATCAGTCGAATGCAGTAGGTAAAGTTGTTTCATTCAAACCAGAAACCTACTACGATCAAAAGTCTCAAACTTTTTACAATGGCGTCTATGTAACTTCATACATTTCAAAGGGTGCACAAGATACTTGGGAAAAAGTTCTTGATGGCACTCTTTCTGGTTTTTCAATCGGCGGAAAGATTAAAGAGTCAGACAACGAAGTTAACAAGGCAACAGGAGAAGCAGTTAGATTTATCAAGGATTACGATCTAGTTGAGCTTTCAATTGTTGACTCACCAGCAAACGAGCTATGTAATATTTTGTCAATCGAAAAGGTTAACGGACAAATGATTTACAAAGGCCTTGCTGCAAATGTAGTAACAGAAAATATTTTTTATTGTGAAGACAGCGACTCAGTGTTTATGTCTACAGAAAAAACTTTTGATTCACCCATATCTGGAAAACCAGCTGCGCTAATCGGTTGGGTAGAAAGCTCAGATATTAACAAATCAAAAGAGATAGATAAGATTCTTGCTTCATTCAAGAAGTCAAGATTACCGTTGCCTGAAACACAATTAGCAAAACAGGCAAACGTAGAAGGAGGTAATAAAATGTCAGATACAAACATTGATAATGTTGAAAAAGCTTTAACAGCAGAAGCAACAATCGAATCAACTGAAGCCGTAGCCGTAGAAGCTCCAGCAGCAGATGAAGCAAATGTCGATCTTTTTGACAAATCATCCGACGTTGCAGAAGTTGCAACTGAAGAAGCCTCTGCCGACAACGTTGAAAAAGCAGCCGATACAGTAGAAGTTATGGTTGATGAACCTGATTTTGCAAAAATGTTAGGCGATCTAAAAGGCTTTTTCGCAGAGACACTCACAAAAGCTACAGAAGCAAATGCTGCACAAGTTACAGAAATTAAAACATCTGTAGAAGCTTTCAGCAAAAGCGTCGACGATAGAATTTCTGAGTTGGCAGAAAAGCACAGCGCACTTAGTGCTGCTGTGACAGAAATAAAGAGCACCATTGATGGTGTTCAAAAGCAGGTTGATGCCGTAGAAGGCGATACCGCAATTAAGAAGTCCTCTGACCTTGGCGGGTCTGAGGTGTTTACCAAATCCAAATCAAAATGGTCAGGAGCTTTCCTCGGTTCCGTAAATGAAATCTTTAACTAAAATAAGGTAGGTGAAATAAAAATGAGTAATGAATTATTAGAAAAGGCCGCAGCAGCTGGTACAACAGTATCAACTGGGTTCGGTTCTTCAACAGGTGGTTCAGGCGTTCATGTTGCTTCAGAAAATGGCAACGGTGGACTTCTAAACCCAGAACAATCAGCAAGATTCTTGGACTATATGTTCGATGCTACCGTAATTGGTAAGGTTGCACGTACGGTTCGTATGAAATCCGACACAACAGAAATTGATCGTATGTCAGTAGGAGAAAAGCTTGTAAAGCTTGCATCCGAAGGAGAAAACACAGCCATAAACCAAGGCGTAACATTCTCAAAGATCTCTCTCACAACAAAGAAGCTCCGCATGGACTGGGAACTTTCAACTGAGTCTCTAGAAGACAACATCGAAGGTGCAGATCTTGAAGATCATATTGCACGTATGATGGCAACACAAGCTGGAAATGACATCGAAGATCTTATTCTTAACGGTGATACATCACTTTCAAGCGATGCGCTGTACAAGTCATTCGACGGTGCAGTTAAGAAGGCAAAGACACATGGCCGAGTAGTAGATGCAGCAGGTGCGGGAATTTCCCGTAACGTATTTAACTCAGCTCTAAAGGCTATGCCACGCAAGTACAAGCAACGTCGCACAGACCTTCGCTTCCTTGCTGGATCAAACTTGATCCAGGATTACTTGTTCTCTAACTCACAGAACATTCAGAACGTTACTCCACAAGATATTGCCTCTGGCATTATCCGTGGTGATGTTCCAGTTCTTGGAGGTCCAGCAGGATATGTAGCTCCATACGCATTTGGTATTCCAATCGTTGAAGTTCCATTGCTTCCTGAGACACAGACAGGTTCATACGCAAGCCCATCAGGTTCACACGGAGACGTCCACTTGACATTCCCAAATAACGTAGTTATTGGTATCAAGCGTGATGTAACTGTTTACCGCTTCTTCCAGCCACGTAAGGACACAATCGAGTACACAATGTATACTCGTGTTGGCGTTCAAATCGAGCAGGCAGACGCTTGGGTCGTTGTAAAGAACGTTAAGGTTGCTTCTTAATTAATTAAGAATTAGACTACAGAAAGGCCCCCAATTAATTTTGGGGGCTTTTCATTTAAATTTAACAATGCTATAATTAAAGGACCTAGAAAAAGGAGAAATAAAATATGTCGTTTGACACATTAAAGGTGGCTGAATTAAAAGTAATTGCAACAGATTTTGCAGTTGATACAGAAGGCCTAAAGAATAAAAAAGACATTATTGCAGCTCTAGCAGAAGAAGGCGTTACCTGGAGTGTATATCAAAGTACGGTAGAGGCAATTGAAAGAGACACAGAAGAAATTGAAATTCTTCCAAAGTTTGATCCAAAAGCGCAACCAGAAGATACCCTGCTTGTAAGAATGACAAGAGATAATCACAGATACGATATCCACGGATATACCTTTACAAAAGATCATCCTTTTATAGCAATGTCTGAAGATGATGCTCAAAAAATCTTTGATACAGAGGAGGGTTTTCGTTTAGCGACACCAAAGGAAGTTCAAGACTTCTACAACTAAACGTTAACATAAGTTAATGGCAGAAATATACAAAGATCAAACTTCACCAATTAAAACAAAAATATTTTGGGGTGGAGAACTAGTAGATGCAGATGGAGCTGTTACAGCGGTAGTATATGATATTACTGAAGACGATACCATTCGCCCAGCAGTTAACCCAAATGTTCCAGTGGGTACATTTACTGCTACAAAGCTAGAAACTGATATGGGAACATATCAGGTTGTTTTGCCATTGGCACTCTGCAGAAGAAATAGAAAATTTAAAGTAGAGTGGCGGTACACGGTTAATAATAATCAGGGCTCACATATATACTTTACAGACGTAGTAACCCCATATGCAAACCTGTCAGACATTATTGATGATTTAAACTTTGGAACAGATCCTTCTGACCCAAACTATAAGTCCTATCACGACTTGCAGATGGCTGAAAAATATGCAAGAAAACTTATTGAGATTTATACTAATCAGGTTTTCCACTTATATGATGACAAGCAAATTGTTTATGGCTCAGGTTCAGACATTTTGCCTATGCCATTTAAACTTAATGAAATTCATGAGGTATATGAGAATGATGTCCTTTTAATAGACAATATAAACAATGTTAAAAACTGGATATACGTCCCTATGATTTCTGAATCTGGGTTTGGCATTAGGGTAAACAGACAGCAGCTGATGGACGACATGATTTATTCTGCAAACGGAATGGTTCAGCCTACAATAAACGACCAAGGGTTTTCTGCCGCATTTAGAAAAGATCGCAGATATTCTGTTCAAGGAAGATTTGGATGGTCGTCTGTACCAGATAATGTTGAAGAGGCATGCATAGTATTAATTAAGCAGTACTTCGATCAAGATCGTGCTTGGAAAGATAAGTACGTAAAAAATATTAGTACATTTGATTGGAAGTTTGAATTCCTGCAAGATGCACATAAAGGAACTGGAAACCTGTACGCAGACCAGCTTCTTTCTCCATACGTATTGAATGGAATGGTAGCGTTCTAACATGAGCCTAGCAACTTCATTAATGCCAATGAAGCTAGACATCTATCTTCAATTAGACACTCAAGATCAAAATACTGGTGCCATTAAAAAGGAATGGATTTTTACTAGATCTGTTCCATGTTCGGCTAAAGGAATAATTTCAAATTCTGGTTCTGGAAGAGGCGGGGACAGACAAGTGTTTAGTAACAAGTATTCAAATGAACAGATGCTTGAAATAAGAACACCAGACCCAATAACCTATAGAGAAAAGGTTACAAATGTTAGAGACATGAATGGCAATGTGGTTTGGAAAGAGATAAATTATCCAAACAATACCCCAACAGTATTTGAAGTTATGAGCTCTACACCAATCACTGACCCATTCGGAAATGTTATTGCATATAACTCTATTGCAAAGAGATCAGAGAATCAGGAAATTGGATTCTAGCGTAGCTTTAATTCAAGCTTCTAGCGGGCTTGAAAGACTTATGGCAGGTACAGCGCCAGGGATACTTAAAGATAGCACGGTTGCACAAATTTCTGCATTTCTTTATTATGATGCAATGGTGCTTTCAAAGCTTACTGCAAATGATGAGTTTAAGAATTTATTTAAAACAACTATATTTAATCAAATAGAAAAAGACTTTGGAAATTATGTTGATGCCCAAGCAAGAGTTAAGCCGAAGTCCTTACACCACGTATACGAATGGAATAAGGCTGGCGTCCCGACAGCAAGATTATTTAATCTATATACAATTGGCACAAACGGACTATCATTCAAAATAAATTATAACTTTAAATTGTCTAAATCTCCCGTGCCATCTAAAGACAAAAAACAAAAAAAGAAATATGTCTTTGCAAATAAAGCTGATGTCATGGAAGCTGGGATGCCAATAGTAATCCGCCCAAGGTCCGCTGAGCGACTTGTATTTGAAATGGATGGTGAGACAGTCTTCATGCCAAAAGGTAGCTCAGTCACCGTTGGAAAGCCTGGTGGTTCCCAGGCATCTCACCAATTTTCTTTATCTTATGGAAGATTTTTTGGTGGGCCTCTAGTAAATTCTTCAATAAAGTCATCAGGGCTACAAAGAATATTTAATTCAAAAATAACAAAAGCATTAAGTCTTCCAATGAACATAAGAAAAGTGCAATATAGCTTTAGTGCTGGTAAAATAAGACTACAGGCTGATGCGGCATTAGAGTCAGCATTTGGAGGCTCACTATGACAATAGATTATAAAATAGACGCAATGTTTGAGCTTCGCAAATTCTTGTGGAAAGAATTAAAGTCTTCAGGCATATTCAATCCATATGATTATTACTCAGACAGCCTAGGTAGAGAAATAGTCCCACTTGTCCCAGTACAGCAATCCCCAGAATTTGATCAATTTTTAAACGGCAAAAAGCATATAGTCTATGACAAGATAGGATTGTCTTA